ATTAATGTTGTGAGTATACTAACATTGAGAAATGAAAGAACTTCCAGCAATACCAATTACCGATCTAATACACGCATTTGGGACTAAAACCAAAATAGGCGAGGCTATTGGAGTTACGCATAGTGCAATCTGTCATTGGGGTGATTTTGTTCCAGCAACAAGACTTCATCAAATGCACTATTTGTTGAATCAAATAAATCAAGCTGATAAGTCAGAGGCGGTGGCATGACCGAAAAACTTTCAAACACAGTGGCATCAACTTTAGATGATGATTTGTATGAATTTGTTAAAGCTGCTGCCAGTAAAGAGGGTACTGATGTGGCTGGATACATTCGTGCTGCCATGAATCAACTCCGTAATGAGAAACGCAATGAATACAAGTTATGGCATAGCGTTTTTGAAAGACATATTTAGATGATTTAGATGATTTAGGATATTTATGAGTTTATTAATTTCTGAACAGCCTTTATTGATAATGCCAAAGCTAGCGGCAAAGATTGGCTTGAACGAGGCTATTTTGGCTCAACAAATCCATTACTGGGTCGAGAAGTCTGACAAGTTTTATGACGGCAAGAATTGGATTTACAACACGCACGACTCTTGGTTGGAGCAATTTCCTTTCTGGTCTAAAGCCACTCTAAAGCGTGTGATTATAAGTTTAAAATCTCAAGGCGTTATCTTTACGGGTAACTACAACAAAATGAAAATGGATCGTACTGTTTGGTACACGATTAACTACTCTCACCCCGTTTGTTTAGGTATTACCAAGTCTCACCAAGTCTCACCAATAATCAATGATAGTCAACAAGATCAACCATTAGATCAAATTGAGCCAAAGGTGGTGTCACATTGTTCTGATGTTGATGCCAATTTGAGCCTTTCACATAAGGTCATTATGACCTCACCAATACCAGAGACTACAGAGACTACATCAGAGACTACATCAGATATTAATCATCATTATTTATCTGCTAATGAATTTAAAGATTTATGCGAAATAAGAATTGCCAATCATAAAGCTAGAAAAATGAAAGCTCCCGATATGACTCAAAGGATTGCAAACACATTAATCAATCAGATTAGTTTAGCCATTAGTCGCGGATTTACTGTTGAAGATGTTTTGAATGAGTTTTCAACTACCACTTGGACAAGACTAAAGGCTGAGTGGTTAAAGCAAAAGCCTAGTAATGAAAACAATAATTTTATTGGAGGTCAGTATGCAGTCAAACAGCAATCAGCTCGCACTTCAAGTTATGAAAAACAGCTCGCAGCAGCAAAAGAAACAATCGCCATTTACAGCTAGTCATGTGCGAATAATGGCTGAACTTTGGTTACGAATGGATATTTTATGGCCCAACCTATGGATAAGCATTAACCAGTTAGCAACGATGGATAATCCTAGGTTTGTGACTTGGTGTAGGAAACTAGAGCATTTAAGTTTGGCTGAATTTGGCAGAGGCTTTGAAAATGTTGAAGAGATTAAGGCAGTAGCAGCACAAAAGAAAGAGACAAGTTATCCACCTGATTACGCCACTTTCATTGGTCACACGCGCAAATCAGCAGATGTAACAGCATCAATGCAAGCGATACAGGCAAGGTCAGCACCTTTGATGATTACTAAGCAGTTAAGCAATGAAGAACGCGAATACGGCAAAGAACAGTCAGCAATCTTAAAAGGACTTTTTCGATGAAAGATTATTTAGCAGAACCCAAATTAAAAAGCGATTACAAAGAATTGTTACCTGGTTACAAAGGTTCAGTTCATAAAGCGAAGTGGGGCGAAAGTGGAGGCTTAACTCACATTATCAAATCACAACTTAATCCAACAGCACGAAATAAATATAACAAGGAAAGGAGTGCAGCATGATTCAACCAACCAGCATTGCAGCCTATAACGATAAAGATCGTAAAAAGAACGCTGAATCACATCAATTTGAAATCTTAAAAATAGTTAAAGAAAACCCAGAATCAACAGCAAGAGAAATTGAGTTGTTGAGCAATGCCATTCCTGCACCTTGGAAGCGATTACCAGAATTAAGGTTTAAAGGATTTGTCAGCAATCCGTATTCGCGCTCATGCAAAGTGACGGGTAGAAAATCAATGGTGTGGGCTGCTGCGTGAAAGTCTTAGACCTTTTCTCAGGCATTGGTGGCTTTAGTTTAGGTCTTGAACGCGCTGGCATGGAGACTGTTGCCTTTTGCGAGTTTGATAAACACGCACAAAAAGTATTACGCAAACACTGGCCTGATGTGCCAATTTACAGCGATATAAGGGAATTAGATGCTAAACAATTCAGAGGAACAGTTGACGTTGTATGTGGAGGATTTCCCTGCCAAGACTTATCAACCGCAGGCAAGCAAGTTGGCTTTAGTGGAGAACGCTCCAGCCTATACGGGGAAATGCTTAGAGTTATTAGCGAGTGTATGCCGAGATACGCAATTTTTGAAAACGTCACAGGGTTGCTTACTGGAGACTCAGGTCGGTGGTTCGGACAATTTCTCTATGACCTGGCCCAGATCGGGTTCGATGCAGAATGGCATTGTGTTTCGGCTTCCGACATTGGGGCGCACCACCACAGAGATCGGGTCTGGGTTATTGCCTACCCCAACTTGCATGGAGAGAGGAAGTTTTGGGACGGGGAAACCTTACATAACCAGCAACAACACAATCAGACGCAGAAATATGGACGGGAGCTCATCAATGATGGGATTAACGGAAACAGTCAAACACAGGTGGCCCACGCCAGCCGCACACGAAGCGAGGTTGGGCTGGCAGAACAGGGCATCAGGCAAGAAAGGTACGCAAGAATCTCTGTCTACTTTAGTAATGAAATCCGCAGGGCGAGAAGGGAATCAGGAATGGAAGGGTGGTCAATTGAACCCGAACTGGGTCGAGTGGCTCATGGGGTTCCCAATCGGTCACACCGACTTAAACAGTTAGGCAACGCAGTCGTTCCACAGATACCAGAAGCTATTGGCAGAGCCATAATGGAGGTTGCATGAGTTTAACTTTAGATCAGTGTAAAGAGGTTGTTAAGCGAAAAAACGCTGGAATGTTATCTGCTGAAATTGCTAAAAAATATGATATGCCACTTTATCATGTGACATTGATTATGAAGTGCAACAAAAACACATATCCGCTAGATGAATATCTTTTAATTGATAACCCTGCTTATAAATTCAGCCCATTGAATGAGAATAAATGTTCGTGGGACTTGCGCTTGAGTTTACGCCTAGCACGATTGCCAATGTCTAAATGGGCTGATGCAATATGACAGGTAACGATTGGACAGTGAACTCAGACCCAAGCCTTGAGAAATTTATTAAACATTTGCGTGAACTTTATGCCGATAAAAAATATGTACAGGTTAAGTGGACTACGGGCAAGACAATTACTAATCAGCAAAGGCGCTCGGTTTATCTTTACTGCGGCCTGCTTGCAAAAGAGTTAAACGGGCGTGGGCTGGATATGGTTAAAACTTTGTCTGATGTTGATATTTCTTGGTCAAAAGAATCCGTCAAAGAACACATTTGGGCCAAGGTTCAAAACGCTAAGTTTGGCAATGTTTCGGTGAATGATCTTGAAACGCCAGAAGTTAGCGAAATATACGATGTGGTTAACCGCCACCTATCCAACAAGTTTGGTGTTCATGTGCCATTTCCGAGTAAAGAGAATAATGGCTAACACTAAAAAGAAGTGCAGACATTGCAAAGCCTTTGCCTTGGTGGAAACAGGTGTAACAGTACCGCTAGGCTTTTACTGTAGTAGAGAACACGCCCTAGAGCATCAGCAAGCCAAAGCTATAGCCAGTGTGAGCAAGATTAGAGCTAAAGCCACACAATTAGCTAAGAAAAACATAAAGGCCCGTAAACAGGCTTTAAAGAGCCTTGGTGAGCTACACAAAGAAGCGCAGCCAGAATTTAACAAGTACATCAGACTAAGAGACAAAGGAAAGCCCTGCATTAGCTGTCAACGACACCACACAGGTCAGATACACGCTGGTCACTATAGGTCGGTAGGGGCAGCAGCAGAACTAAGGTATGACGAGAACAACGTCCATGCTCAGTGTGCGCCCTGTAATAATCACTTATCAGGCAACGCCATTGATTACCGCATTAATCTGATTAACAAGATTGGCATAGATCAAGTGGAGCAATTAGAAGGGCCACAAGAGCCACAGCGTTATAGGCGTGACGATATTATTGCGATCAAGGCTAAGTACAAAGCCAAGGTAAAAGAGTTAACAATAAGGCTAAAAGGTGCTGCATGAGTGGCTTTGGACTTTATCTGTTTAAAACAGAACAACTTCTAAAGGAAAAACAATGATACCGATTCATCAAGATGAAGTTAACCAGGGGGCAAACCTTCTTGCTTTACTCATAAAATCTTTAGTAGAAGTTAACGATGGTCGATTGCTAAACGAACAAGATGATTTATTAATTGCTGCGGCAGTCGTTTGGATTGATGAATACAGTGATATGGATGTTGAAGAAATAGAAATAACGGAACATTAAATGGAATTTATATGCAGATAGAGCAGCTAAAAGTAGGGGATTTAATTCCTTATGTTAATAACTCAAGAACGCACTCAGATGAACAAGTCATGCAAGTGGCTTCTAGCATCAAAGAGTTTGGCTTTACTAACCCGATATTGATTGATGATGACAGTGGAATCATAGCTGGTCACGGGCGGCTAATGGCAGCTAAGAAGCTAGGGTTAGATGAAGTGCCATGTATAAGGCTAGGCCATTTGTCAGAAGCGCAGCGTAAAGCCTACGTTATTGCTGATAACCAGTTGGCGTTAAATAGTGGATGGGATTTAGACACGCTAAAGCTAGAAATGGACAGGCTAGGTGAGCTTGATTTTGATATAGAGCTCCTAGGCTTTGATGATGATTTTTTAGCCAGCTTAATAATAGAAGAGCCTAATGAGGGGCTAACCGATGAGGATGCCGTACCAGAGCCGCCAGAAACGCCTACAACAGTCGAAGGTGATGTTTGGGTACTAGGTAATCATAGATTGATGTGTGGCGACTCTACCAGCATTGATGCGGTTGATAAGCTAACGGGTGGGCTAAAACCAAATGCAATTTTTACTGATCCACCTTATGGCATCGGGCTAGACAAAGAAAATCAAAAATTAGGGAAATCTCAATCTTATGGCGCGGTTATAAATGACCATGATTCGGAGGTTGCTAAAAATGTTTTTAACTTGGCGCTTGGCATGAATATCCCTGAACTATATTTTTGGGGAGCTAATCACTACTCATCGGTTCTACCTGATAGTTCTTGCTGGATAGTTTGGGATAAACAGGGCGGTAAAAGTGTTACTTATGCGGATTGTGAATTGTGCTACACAAATATAAAAAAGCCCGTGAGAATGTTTACGCATATTTGGGACGGTTTTCGCAAAGATAGTGAAAAAGGCGAAAAGCGAGTACACCCTACGCAAAAACCCGTTAAATTATTTGAGGATATATGGTCTAAATTTAACACAGGACAAGTCATTTTAGACTTATTTGGTGGATCAGGATCAACCTTAATGGCTTGCGAAAAAACAGATAGGCATTGTTTAATGCTGGAGCTTTCACCTAAATTTTGTGACGTAATCATTAAACGCTGGCAAGAGTTTACAGGCAAGCAAGCCATTAACGAAGGTACAGGTAAACCATACATTGAAATGAGCAACATTATTGAGGGTGCAGCATGACAGATAAAAAACCACCACACAGGCCCA